CATCAATGCTGTGAATGCCTTCAGCTACTGCGCCTGTAATAGATGTACTGGTGAGAATTGACACAGGTACGCCAATCTCCATAAGAATAGAAGCCCCCTCCATAAACTCAGGACTTGACATCTTCTCAATGTGCATCATTAAAGCTTCTTCAGGCTTCGCAGTCTCAGGAGGTTGCTCCCAAGGAAAGTTCCCCGGCTCATCCGTTAAAGACTGCCCCGGTATTGGGCCTGTTAGTAGTTCTTTAGACATAGTCTATCCTTTTAACTTTAAACTTTTAGGGCTTAGTCGGGGTACTAGTTCAGCCACCAGCTTTAGCTAGTTGCTGCTCCTTTGTTACATTATAAAATGATCTAGCAACTAAATTATTCATTTTTCTCCAAGCTTCAGTAGCTTTGCTGCCTTCGGTGTGCTTTTTTGATTGGTGGTCTAAGTGACCATGACCTGCTACTTTTTCAGGTATAATATCAAACTGTTTAGAAAGAGATGTTGCTAACTTCATACCAGATTTTATCTGCACATCATTTATAGCAGAATTGTCGGCTGCTACAAAACCTATACCAATAGAATTTTCATTAAAGGCATAGTCTTGATTTTTTAATAAGTCTAAAACATCTTTTATGTCCATGCCACTTTTCTTAGAGAACCTACCCGTACCGCCAATGTGATTAGTCCTACGGGTTAAGGGTGCGCCTTGATATATTTTTCCATCTTTACCTATATAAAAATGATAGCCTAATTGCGCCTCAGTCCCTTCTTTGAATTTTTGACCAGCGTAGATTTGATTGTCTACAGCGCCGGGGCCAGTATGGTGAAATACAATATGGCTAAAGCCTGTAGCATTTGTAGAGGCAACATTGGCATATGTAGGATTGTATTCAGGAAAATTCTTTGAACCACCTTTTTGATAGTCTTTATAAGCGTAGTTAATATCTAAACCTTCTGCTTTAAAGTCAGCCGTTTCTACTCTACGCTCCACTAAGCTTTTAGGCACTGCTTCTGTGATTAATTTAGGAGTATCTGACGTAGCATTATAAAATTGACCTATGTCAGGCATTACAATGTCTTCACTAGGGCTACTAAGTGATCTCGGTTTAGGGTCTGGGTTACTACTAGACCAAGAGTCATACAAACTTGAAAACATTTCTACTACATTATCAAAGACAGAGTTATCAGCCTCATCATCATCAATAGGTTTTATAGTCGGACTAGCTAGACCCTTGCCTACACCTGACCTTTTTGTAGACTTTCTAATGTCTTCAACAGCATTAGCTGGAGCTTCCTGTGCTTCTCTTAAAGCAGCCATTATACGATCCGCTTGAGTGTTTTTAGGTGCCATATTATTGTTACCCCTTTGCTGCTTTTACTTCATTCTTCTTCATCGTCATCGTCATCGTCAGCATCAGCTGTTATTTGAGCCGCTTTTATTGTAGCTTTATTAGTAAAATACGAAGTAGCGACCCCTACAACTGCAGCACCAATATTTCCATAACTTTTATAGGAGCCTGCTATCTCTGCTTGTGAAATACCTGCATTAGCATTAATATGTGCGCCCATAATAGCAGTCTTTCTCTCTGCATCACTGTCAGCAGTCTTCCAAGCAAACGACATAAGATCACGCTCTGTCTGCCATATGGCATCTATCTGTTTAGCAGTCATAGCGTTGGCTGCTTTAGCGTCATTCATGTTAGCTTCATTCTGTGCTGCAGTGTTAGTTGTCACAACACCTTGACGCCACTTAGCGTTAGCTTGAGCAATGATAAGACCATTCTCAGCGTTAAACTCTGCTCTTGCATTGGCTTGCTCTGTGTTAAACTCAGCTAGAGCATTGGCAGCATCTACGTTAGCCTTCTCCATTGCATTTGTTTGAGATACATTGAACTGATCTGTGTTTGACGCTAGTGTAGCCATGAACTGGTTAGTCTGGTTTTCACTCTTAGCATTGAATTGAATTGTTGCATTCTTAGCTGCAGTGTCACTTAAGATAGCATCTTGTACTGCTTTAGCTTTAAATATCATAGTCTGTTGTGCAGCATCTAAGTTAGCTAAATCCATAGCTAAGAAGTTTTTGGCATTCTGTACTTCTGCTTGCTGGCGGTTATTAAGATTAGCCAAATCCATACTAGCCATAGCTGCAGCGTCTGCCATAACTTTACCATTCTTAGCTGTCATGTTTGCAAGGTCAGCCGAAGAAGCAATCTTAGCATTCTCTAAAGCAATCTGTTGATCTGAAGTAAAGTTCATATTAGCTATGTCACTGATCTTAGCGGCTGTAGCTACACGGGCTTGGAAGTCTTGATCAAAGTCTAACTTAAGAAAGTTAGCACGTTGCTCTGCAGCAAACATGGCAGTCTGTTGACGGTTACTTAAGTTCATAGTTTCAAACTTAGCAAACGTAGAAGCATCCTGTTGAGCAATAGGTAAGGCAGACTCCATAGCAGCCTGTACAATGGCCTGTCCTGCCATAGAGGATGAGCCTAGCCCACGTGCAGCCATAGCAGCACTGGCGGCTCTCATAGCCCCTGCTGCCCATGCTGGTGGTTCACCCCCATCAAAGTCTTCCATAAGCTCTGAGAGTTGCCCTTTGACAGTGGCTTTATTAGAAGGGTTAGCTGTAGCAGCCTCAACTTGAACGGCCTCATTTACTGCTGCCATATCTACAGAGGAACCCTCTATTTCCTCACCCGGCATAATCTCACGCTTTGCAGGCGGTACAACCTGAGTAGGGTCATCTATTGTAGATATATCGTCTGTGCCTAAACCTGTTATACTTGAGGCATCGCCTTCTGCAGCAGTAATAGTATCAGTTACTGCACCTTTTTGAGCGTCTACATCTGCAAGTGCTTTTTCTGCTTCCACTTGAGAGGTCTCAGTAGTAGCTGTTTCTGTAACTATATCAGTAGGGTCATCCGCTATACCTGCAGTGCCTTGCGTAAGTAAAGCATCGGTGGTACTACCTGCATCACCTTTACCTGATCCTATTTCAGCACCTGTTGTATCTGGGTCTATAGTATCTACGGCTGTTTCTGTAATAGCTTTACTAGGGTCTTTTACAAAGTCAGCAGCAAAGGACTTACCTGCTGTTCTTGATGCAGCGTTTTGACCTGCAGCAATAGCAGCCATCTCATTCTGAGCCGCATTTAAAGCTTGGTTCTTAGTAGAAATAGCTCTCATAATATCAGGGTTAGTCTGATCACCAGACATAAGGTCAGTGACTTCAAGCTGTAGCCTGTTGATCTTTTCTTGGGCTGCAACACGTGCTGCTGATAAGTCTTCTACTGTGGTTGCTGATTTAGCTTCTGCGTCAGCTACAGCTTTGTCTGCAGTAACCTTAGCTGCAGCGTCTGCTTTAGCTTTGTCTTCTGCTGCCTTCTTTTTTGCTGCCGCTGCTTCTGCTGCAGCGTTGGGATTAGCTCTAGCATAGGCGGCAGCATCAGCTTGAGCTTTAGCTTGGGCAGAAGCGGAAATTCTAGCATTTGCAGCAGCAATAGCAGCAGGAGATTGAGTTGTATATCCTCTAGCTAAAAATCCTGCTACCTCTGACCCCTCAGCATCCCTTTTTTGACCACTAGGGCTGTACAATTTAGGAAAAGCAGGTACACCACCGGGACCGGGCTGTCCTGTGCCACCAGCATTACGCAGCATTTGCTCTTCTTCAGGATTAATATAAGCTAAAGCGTGGGGCTGACCCTCAATGGTAGTCTGACGAGGTACAGCACCACCTTCAGCATACTTATTAGACATCGTAAGCATAACTCTATTTAATACTTGACTAGCTACAGGGTCATTCCCAATATCTTTTACAGGGATGCCAAATCTAGCTGCAACCTTTTCAGCAATCCTATTAGAGCTTGTTGAGTTCATCATCTAAAATCTACCTTCTAGTACTTCAAGTATTTCTTTATTGTAACACAGTGTAAATCTAAAAGCCATCACTTAATCCCTTTAGTATGTCTTTTATACTAACTTTAGCTTTAGAGTTAGGTGAGTACTTACACTGAAACTGTTTAGGACATTCACGAAAACTATTCTCTGCGTAGTGGTAGGCAATGGTCTTGTTCTTACCTAAGTAAATACACACCTTGCCTTCACGTTCACTCTCAGTATACTTCCATAAGTTACACGTTACATACTCAGGGTATAGCAAAGAGCTTGCCAGTATGAGAGGGAGTACGAATGTATCCATTATAATGCCAACTTTCC